CTTTGATTGGCGTCTTGGCATTATTTTGTAAGTCGAGGTTTGGTAATATCTTTTCCCCTGGGCACGGCGGCCGCCAACCCACTTGGGGGCATGCCTCTCTCAATTGCGTCCTGGGCATCTGGGAATATGCCAAAAGCTAGATAAAATGAGTAACGACTTATTTCATCTATGGCACATGCCTCTACCCCCACAGATAGGTGACCCATACCTGTGTCGGCAATTGATTGGTGCGCATGCTCCAGAGAGTGGGGCGCCCATAGGTTCTGATAAAACTTCTCCCAGACTGGAACACCTCGGGTGAGACTTAACCCGCACTCCGAGATGGCGTTTCTCCAGCGATTGAACTCAAGTTCATTATCCCATGATAACATCGACACAACATCCTTGCTAGTAGCAGTGTGGATATTTCTAACCATCCGCCATCCATTAGCACACAAAACAGGCTGTGTTTGACAAAACTCAATGTGTTCAAACACAGTCACAGGGTCCTCTCGAGTGAGTTTAAACCCAAAGTCGAGGAACCACTGATCAATGCTGCCTAGCTTGTGTAACTGACTTTGTTCTAGTATCACAACACAGTCATCTCCATTATTAGCTAGTCTAGCATTGATTTTGTGGGCTGCAAAGTATTGTAATACAATGCTACTCATGATGATACAATTTCCCATTGATGTATTCATATCACCGGACATACGACATCCATTAACCGTGTACTTAATGGATCCATCTTTCGCTCTGCCATATCCTGTCGTGCGCAGTTGCCAGGACAGCAGTTCCTCGAGATGATCATTCCTAAACTTCAAGTTGTAGAACGAGTGTTCATACTTTAATGCATCAACGCTAACGTGTTGATCAAAGCGTGAAGCATCTAGTCCCACAGCTACTGGTTTTTGGAATGTATCCCAATTCTCTTTTAACTGCTGTGCTGTCCCCTGTGCATTGAGTCCCTTACAGATTACGTTATAACCATACGTTCTGCGAAATCCCTTGCAAATCGCCTTCTCAAATGGCTTTAGAAAGCAACCTACCTCCACGTTGTAACGTGGATCCCTTGGCTGGATAACCCGGGGTGCTGGATCCACCTTGGCTGAAAAGTTGATCTTTTCAGCCTTGACAAATGTCTTCACATTAGAATCTTTGCGACTAACAGCCTCAACACAAAGGCTATCGCAAGCCTGCTGGTACACCATTCTCCTGCGACCCGTGTACAACTCAGGAAACTTGTCCCGATCGACAGGGGTGGTCGTTGGAGTGTGACGCAGCACGCGATTCCTCAAGGGAATCAGACGCTTGAAGACATCTGGCTTAGGTTGGATGACAGGGCTGAGCACCCCGTCCACGACCGTGTACAAAACACGTTCGACAACACCTCGAGCAAGATTGATCAATGAATCGTTGTGTACGGCGTAGTGAACTCCAGATCCGTATTCACTAAGCACGCGTACACTACGCTTGGGAGTACCCTTATCGTGGAATACTCTGGTGGCAACTCCCTTGACATCTCGACGATCAATTCGAGTGTCAACACCACCAACCACGACAGGGCACCCCTATTGCCCGGTGTCGTCCAGACCCCCTTGTCTACGCAGGGTCCGGACGGCACGCTTCACCTTAACTGCCAACAGTTGTTCGGGTGAGGGCGCGAAATATAGTTCGACTGCAAGTGGAAGTTGTTGAACAATATGACTTGGACGCATTCCTCTCTTGATCATCAACCCTCTCATGTGTTTCTCAACAATGAGGCGGTTGCTTTCTCTCTGGGACATGTGACCAAATTCCATAACTGCTTGCTGGCAGAGCCAAACTATATTCTTCGAAGGGGTGGGTGAGGCATCGCGCGGGGCCGCCACATCATCCACCATGTGATCAACATGTGAATGAATAAGGCGTTCCTCGGGACTTGTTGCACGACACCAAAGGACTACGAGGTATATCCCAAATACCAAGCTGGCAATTGCTGTAACCGTCACCAGAACGGCGAATGTTTTTACGGCCATGTCTGCAAACATGGGCCCATACTGATTGCTTGCGAAAATCTTACTGAGCTCGAAC